CAGAGGTACTATAACCCCACCATTAAAAATGGAAAGGCCGTAGGGTGGGTAGAGGAAAAGCCAAAGCGACAGCTATATGCTAGCACTTATGTTCCGCTGAAGGGGGATAATGAGGAGCGAACATGGGCCTTTTTCGGAGACACTCCCCGTGGAGTCGGGTTTGGAATACGAGGGGTTGAAGAAAGGAGACGGATGGGTCGAAGAAGTCCCGCCGAAAGTCCGTGGGCATGGGCATTCCATAAGGTTAATGTAACCATAGACAGGGCAGAAAAGAACAAGGTAGACCAAGCTTTTGCCAGAATGGTCATGGAGAATGAGCATCTTCTTGGTGACTATATGATGATAATCTCTGCTGAAGATAAAGAGTTTTTCAAAGGAAGAGACCCGGAAACGTCAGACCTATTCTTGGACCTCGCGCTCCCACAGCAGTCAGACCCTCAACATGTTATCTCCTTCAAACAGAATGGAGAGCAGTGGCATATTCTCGTCAAGGATAAAAATATAGGGAGAGCCTTAAACAAAACTCATTATCGCGTCCCCGGTAACATTACAAGATGGGTTGGCATGATAAACAGAATTTTTGGAATGATGCACACAGCTTGGTCTCCCCCCTTCATTGTAACAAACTTTGCTAAGGATTATCAGTTTGCCGTAATGAATATCGTTGCTTTGTCTGAAATTAATAAGGGCATTGAAGCGAACCAAGCAAAAGAAATTGCATTAGGCGCCACGAAGAATCTACCGAAAACAATAGCTGGGATGTACCGATATATAAGAACAGGAAAGAGTGATACTGAGGGTTCGGCAGCAGCTAAAGAGTTCACTGACAATGGTGGTCGTATTGATTTCTATGCTTTCAAGAATGCTAAAGACCTTGAAAACAAGATTGGTGATATAGTTAAAAAAGGGGACCGCAGGGGATACCTTGATGGAATAAGGTTCATGCGTGACCTTGTGAGTGATATCAACGGCTCTGTAGAGAACGCCATGAGATTAGCCACCTACATAGAGATCAAACGGGTTGCCATGAAGAATGGTCTGACTGAAATCGAGGCTATTCAATTAGGTGTTGAAGCTGCTCGAAACCTTACCGTTAATTTTACAATGAAGGGCGAGTTAACCCCGATCTTTAATGCATGGTATTTATTCTTTAATGCAGGGACGGCAGGTGGAGCGACGTTTCTTCGGGCTTTCAATAAATCAAGACGATTAAGGAAGTTCTTAAAATACGTCATGGGAGCGCAAATGACGCTCAGTGTCTATAATTATCTAATGAGTGGGGAAGATGAAGACGGCAAGAACCGTTATGCAAAAATAGATATGGGGCAAAGGTCGAGACAGATGTTTATATGGATTCCGGGCGCGAATAACTTTGCCAAGATACCGCTGGGTTATGGTTCCAATATTCCCAATGTTTTTGCGGACACCCTTGTGGCGATGGGGATGGGGCAGATAAATCCTTGGGAGGCTACGACTCATCTTATTAGCTCTATAGCAGAATCATTCTCACCTCTGGATATTGCGCACAGTGATGATACTCTCACTACATTGCTTAAGTCGGCCTCACCTACCATCTTTGATCCGATTGCCGATATAGCCCTTAATGAAAACTGGGCTGGCAACCCAATATATAAACAGCCTTACGCAGGAACAGCTGCCGAGCCTCCAGCCTATAGGTCATGGAGCAGCACGAGTGCTCCATCTAAATTTGTTGCTGACTGGTTGAACAGGCTTTCTGGTGGGATGTACACATGGCTCCCCGGTGGAGAGAAGGCACGGCTCGGGACAAAATATGAAGAAGGGTTTATCAGTCTAGACCCGCCAATTTTAGATTACATGTATAGGACAGCTACTGGTGGCGTTGGTAATTTTCTTGGTAGAGCTGCTAGTTTTCTCAACCCTTGGCGCATGCAGGTTAGTGGTCAATTTCTTCCTAGAGAGAAAGTTACAGGAGAGATACAATGGAATAAGGTTCCCGTCATCAGACGGTTCTGGGACACCCCCCAGCTGCGAGACAAGTGGGACGCCAATACAGAATTCAACGCTTTCAAAGAAGAGGTGGGAGCAGCTAAAATGTTTGCTGAAGGAATCTATAGAGACTTCGGGCCGAAGAGCGAGGAATGGAAGTCATTCAAGAAGAGCAAGCATTACAAACTAGCGTTGCTCGTCAATACCTTGAGAAAGGTAAATGGGGAAATCACCAAGCTGTATAAACTCAAAGCTAAGTATAGAAGGAGTAAACTGCTTGAGCCCAGAAAAGAAGAAATGGAACGCAAGATTGATATAAGGATTCTAACGCTGAAGAAAAAATTCAACAGTATTTTCCGGGAAAGAATGGATAGGAATCTGAGGTTTCCCTTTAGGAAGGCAGCGTGAAAAATCCCCGGCTGGTAACGGTCGAATGGCGAGACATTCTAGGCACGGCTGGTTGGGAAAAGCCTGATGAAGTTAACCCTCCTATAATAACAACGGTGGGTTATTTAATTCAGAAGGACAAGGATGTTGTTAAGATAGCCCATACCAAAGATGAGAAAGGTGCTTGGTCTGGAATCACAGCCTTTCCTAGAGGATGTGTGAAAAGCATTACGAGTATTTCTTCATGATCTTCCTTAATGTTATCGTTCTCACCCCATCGTAGTAACCCTCCCCATCTAAATCCTCCAGTACTATAACTCCTCTCCACCACTGATGTTCTGTATCCATACACCATCCTTCAGAGTAATCTGGGTGAGAGAAACAACCCGCAGACAAACCGAATATCTTTTGTCCGTCAGGTCTGGTATGTTCTGCGTGATTATATAAATGTGAATGACCTTGGACGGCAGAGCAATGAAGCTTAGTGACCAGTGTATGCCCGATATGGGTACTAGAGATTGGTCTTCCAGATACGCCAGTAGTGAAATAGTGCGAGAAGGCGATTCCTTCTATGGTGATGCACTTCTTGAAGGGGATGACTTCCCATCCGAACCCCTCATACTGCAGGTCTGGTATACCTATTGCCCCATCTAACTCAGCTTGAGAATTGGTGGCTCTAGTTATCCTATCCTCATGGTTGCCTAAGCACATCACTAAGCGTGGCCTATATTGTTTCTTGCCGTTCCTTCTTTTTCTGGCGTTGAATCTGTTCATCTCCTCGAACAAAAGTTCTTGGGCCTCGATGGCTGATTGAATGTCCTTTTTGTACCTCCTCCCCTCGAACCCCTTTGTCCCCCTATCATAAGAGGACAGGGACGGTAGATCAGCTAGGTCACCCAAGCAAACAACGCACTCAGGCTGCTCCTCCATGAGTAACCGACCTACCGCCCTGAACCTTTCATTGTTGTAATCTGGATGCGCGTGAGCATCCGGGATAATCATTAGATTCATATTAGAACTCTCCACATCCCTCTGTATCACAGTTGGGATAATTAGGGCAAGCAAGATGCATGATATCATTTAATTCATTTTCTTTATCCCTTTGCTGTAGGGCCCAAAGCTCTCCTCTGGTGAGCCAAGGGACGGTGGGCTCTTCAAGTTCATCCTCGCTCTCTATCCATTTCTTTTTCTTGCTCATAGTATCTCACACTTATCCCCGGTGCAAGCCAGTTCTTGGCTACCAATTGTATTGTCATCATCTTCCGCTATTGCCCCCCAGTCGATTGGTTTCGTCTTAGGGAACATAGAGTACTCTTCTTTGGTTATCTCCTCGTAGGGGGCAACCTCGTAGCTGTGACTGTCATCTGCTCTAGGGAGGAAGCTTACACCGCTGAGTATATCAAAGTTCTCGTAGCACCAAGAGCCAACCTTTAACCACTCATCCTCGCCCACATAGATGGTGACGCTGGGCTTATGCTCACACCAATTGATAGCGAACCTCTTCCATATCTCAAGATGCTGTATAGCGCTCACCTCGTGTCTGGTGCGAGACTTTGCGGGAGACTTCATAGGGAAAGAGAACACGATAGCCTCTTTGTTGTACGGGTCATCCTCGTACTGAATCCCTGCGTCTATCAGAGCCTTATTCAGAGGGTCTTTCTTGTCCTGTCTGATGCGTCTGATGTAGTACTTGGAGTAAGAGGGGTGTAAGCCTGATCCTGAAACACCAGTCAGTTGAGACACAGTTCCTGACGGCTTGATGCAGGTGATGGCAGCAGATGGGTTGATGTCCATCTTCTTAGCCCACTTTATGTTTTCAATTTGAGCGAGGTTTCTCCACGCCTTAAGCTGGGTATCGCTGGCATTCAATACTGTGGGGCAATCAAACACCCCAGTAAAGCTGACGCCTAGCAATCTCTCTTCCTCTGCGTTCTTTCTCCAGACTGGCCTGACGTATCTGAAGTCGGTCAGAACAGACTGGATAGTTCCAAGGATGGTAGCTAACCTTACCTTACGGGAAACGTCATCGACAGTATCCGTAGGACGCAAGACACACTCAGAAAGGTTGCAGCAACCAGCACTGCGAAGTACGATTTCGCTGCAAGGATTGCAACCAAATTCATAGTCCTTATCCCTTCTCTCCGGCATAAGATTTTTAGATGCTTGACGGTTAAATATCCCACGCTCCCCGCTTTTGGAATCATACAAGGCAAGCCACTCACGCATGAAGATTCCCATGTCTGGTCTTTCGGTATAGCATACGGAGTTATTAGCTAACGCTCTCTGAGGATTTTCCAGATGCCACTGACCTGTCTTTGCATGCCTCATGCGCTCGTCAGTTAGATTGCTGAGACTAATCTCTGCTGCTCTCCTTACCCCTCCTACCACAACGCTCTCCCCGTTCCAACACATGAGGTCATGACACTCCATGCTGTTGAGTCTTCTACCTTTAGCATTCTGGAACGTGTGGATGTAGTGACCGAACAGTCTCTCCAAAGGGTCAGGGCCAGACGCCCTACCACCGAATGTTTTGAGTCTAGCCCCAGCGGGGCGTATTCTACTGTAGTCTGCTTTGGGTATCATCCCTTGATAGAGTAGGCTAACCAACTCTCTCAGCGCCTTGGCCCATCCTATCTTGCTATCTGAGACAACGATGGTTGTGTCTGAGTTATGAAATTCGTCAGCTATTTCTGGGAGACGGTTAATGAATTGTCTCTCCACACTGAACCCAACACCGGTCCCGCACAGGAGAACATAAAGGGATTCATCGAATGATCTTATGTGATCCACGGCAAGGTAAGCACAGTTGTATCCTGCCATGTTATCTCTGGTCAGGGCGCCAGTGCCAGGGTCTGGGTCAGCAGTCATGAAGGCTCTCATAGAGGGCATCACTTGCATGTCAAGGATAGCTTGCTTAAGTTCTTTAGGGAAGTCTATGGCATAACCCGCTAACACCCACTCCATATATTTGGTGTAACGATTGACCGTTTCACCCCATGATTCTCTGCGTCCTTCAGAGTCTAGGTAACGTGCGTATCTGCTCTTGTGAATTATCCCGCGGTACTCATCTATCATTTGACTCATGTGTCTGGTCCTCGTAGTTCTTCAGAGAAGTTAGTGGTTGGAGCTATCCCCATCTTTTCCAGTACTCTGTTGTATTGAGTTAGATCATTAGTAACTTTAGCCCAGCTTACGCAATTAAAATCTCTACATAACTGTGGTCTGGTTTCATAGATGTCGCATTCCCAGTATGGATTAGTTGCATGTTTTGTCTGTCTTAGGTGAGAGCAGCGGATGCGAATTCCTTTGTCGATAGATTCTATGTTGTCGTAGTTTTCAACAATTGCGCCGAGCCACTCTATTCGTCTACCATCTGTCCAACTAGGTTTGATTTCTATTTCGCAACATATCCCGCATGTCTTGCAAGCATCTTCAGTTATATCCTTCTCTTGAAGAGGCCACTCCTTCATTTTTTTACCTTTTCCCATTTGTCATGAGTGTACCACTTCCATTCGTCGGTGTCGTCTATGCACCAGAACCCCTGTTTAGAATCATTCTGAACAAAATCCAAAACCTTTACCTCACCTGTTTCTTTTTCCTTTAGTTTTATTTTTGGCCTTTTTTTGTTCATGTTCTTTTAAGTTGCGTTCGTTCGCCCAGTCGGAGAACTCGTGGAGGGACATTCCGGAGTGCTTCCGGAACCATTCCCCCCACGTTATCCCCCTCGTTGGTGTTGGCTTATGCCGTTTAGTCCATACTTCTTTGGCTAGACAATAGACTCTTGAGATCTGCTCGTCATCATCCTGCCAAGTATAGACCGCTTTAGAATGGGAGCGAGTCATCCTCTACTGAAGAGGGCGCGGACGCATTGCCATTCATACTGGAACCCATTTGCATCATACCGGCTATGATACTGGTTCCATGACGCTCGTTACCTTCTTTGTCAGTGTACTTGCTGTAGGATATTCTCCCTTCAACGTACAGTTGCTGGCCTTTGGTAACGTACTCGTTCACAGTGTCAGCTAGCTTACCAAAAAAGGTGACCTTATGCCAGTCAACTTTTTCGTTATCACCATAGCCACTGTTGGTTGCAAGGGAGACGTTACATACTGTATCCCCCTTGGCGGTCTCTCTAGTGATGGGGTCTGCCCCAACTCTTCCAACTAGAATTGCTTTATTTACATTCATAATAATCGCCACTCAGGGTTGTACTTCTTGGTAAGTTTCCATAAAGATAGAGCACTGTTGAACATCTCCCTGAAACGGGGAATGTCCTCATGCTCCCATTCAAGAACGCGATGGCCTTCGCCAACGTCTATGAATAAGTTAAGGAGTCGTCTAGACCTTGTTACCGTGGTAACAAGACCCTGATCATACGCAGCTAACTGGACCCCATGATCATCGTACACCATTTTCTTAACGTCTGGCTTGTCGGGGAATTCTTTTGTCTTGAAGTCAACTATCCACTCATCATTGGAAAGATCAGTCCTCCCCCCATACCCAAGCGGGTGGGAAAAGGACTGCTCAACCTCCCATTCTTGTGGCCCACAAACTTCATTAAGCTTTGCCTCCACCCCCTGACATAGAGGCTTAAACTCTTCCGCCACCTCTTCCTTTTTGAAATA